GTAAGTGCTTCCTGGAGGGAACTGGTGTCACCCAGTTATATGTTCATAAGCTTCGCGACTACGTTGTCATTACCGAAAACTCGACCCGCGCTTTTCACTATTATTAACTTATGATTACATCCTCTATATGATCTGCTTAACAACCTCACTCTTACCTTATTATCTGCCGAAACCTCCACATCATTTTTGTTCAATTGTACGTGCACAACCCCAATATTGCTATCATCCAATCCTCGGAACCGTATTACAGCCGCCCCTATTCTTTCGTGTTTTTCCAACATCGCGTCGCTTATCACTAACAGTATAAACTCAGGCTTTGGATGCACAATCGTTCTTATCATGCTCACTCCTTCACTAACTCCCCCACACCTTTCGCCTAGCCAATGTATGTAGTTTGATCTATGTGATATCAAATGTTGGTAATTTTCCATTTCATCCAAAAAACCTGTTGACATATAATATTCGAATGCGATATCCTTGAGGATTCTTTGCGCTGCATCCATATTTTTTGGCCTGTTCTTCTTTCCGTAGCACCTTATCAACCACCCCAACCATGAGCCACTACTGCCTGTCCGCCTGGTCTGCTTCACATCAATAGGCACAATTCTAACTTCATTCGCATCACAGAATGTGATTGGTATCGTCGTAATGTCCTTCTTTATTTCTTTATTACCTTCTTCCAAAAATAATAAAGGCAAGAAATTCAACGCTAATGCCCCATCTGTGCTATCTGACACCAAACAACTGTACCATCCCGGAAACGTTCTTCTAAATATCTCTAACCTTTCTTCACCGACTGACCTCCTAATTCTACGCATCATTGTTAGCCTATCCTCCATATGTCTCCCTTCGAAACAATACTCCAATATGCGTAAAATGATTTGATCCATGGTTCTGCATTCCATCAACTGATCGTCAAAATTCCAACAATCTATACTTGGATATATCGCGAATTTCTCACCTGCGCGCTCGATTATTTTTGCTGGTGCATGGTGCTTTAATATGCTAAACACGGTTCGACCCCAGCTCCATAGCAGGTAAGTCGTTGGAACACTACTTAAACAGTAACCTTCTAATTTCGCCGTTGGAAAGCTTTCTTCATACCACTTTCCAAACCACGCCACCTCAGATTCCCTTATCTCCTCACTCAAAACATCCAGTATTGGATTCTGCTCATCAAAATTGTACGATAACTCTTTTCCCTCTCCCAAACTAACAAAATCACATGGCCTCAGTCCCATCCTAATCAATCCGGATAGTCCAAACTCTCTATCAAAAACCAGTAATCTTTTATCAGCTTTGTTCTTAGGCTCCTTCCCAGTTGTAGCTACTTCATGACATCGCAGTTTCAAATCGCCGTAAAAATTGTAAACGATCTCCCGATCATAATAATCTGGGACCATTAAGGTGCCATGATCGTCGATCGTAACATCTTTTTCGATATCCATTTTAATTAACGATTGCCCTTCGCGCATCATGTTATCAAACCCATCTGTAACGGTCCATTTTTCATCATCGATCAGCTTCTGAACGAATGAGCTGTATTTTTGTTCATCAACCTCGCAAATCAAAGGAGTATTAACCGCACCTTCTTCCACTTCAGTCTTCACATATGGAGAGCCAGCATCAGCATCTACTAGTCCACCCGTTAGTGAAGAAACCCACGTGACACCTAGTTCCACCGTGTTTCCAAATGCTGCCCCATACACATTCCAACGTTTCAAAGGCCTCAGTTTATCGACGCTCGACTCCGTACGCCTCCTTATACCACCCTCCATTTCTTTATCAAACTCCCATCCAACATCCTTTCGTAACTGGTCATATCCTTCTATAAACATTGCCTTATGGTATAGCCACGCGCCGTGTAATACACGGTACCGGCAAAATCTTGTTATCTTTCTACCGTAGGCTTTTGTCGCTGAAATCAGTGATGATACAGCAAATCGTTTATATTCTTGATCCATAGCGCTCTTATGTGCTTTGTTGTATAGCTGCTTCTCAGCGATATTTGTCATTTCTTTCAAAAACGCGCCGGTGTAATATATATCCAATTCCTCTCTCTCATCTGCATATTCCACCCCAATCGTGCTGCACTGCTCACTCAGCTTCCTGAATAAATCCAACGATTGATCCAGTAGCTGCTCTTTCCACTCCACTGTATCCAAAATTTTGTATACTTTTTTAAACCAATCCTTCTCTGGATTATGCCTTCCGTCGACAACACCCAATAGGAACATCGGCTGATTTTTCATGTTGGGTTGCCATGCGTACGATTTACCAGTTGCACCCAATAGCGTACCTGCGATCTTATCGTCTGCCCTCTTACTAACTCCTTTTTGAACATCCTGTACATAGAACTCCCTCGTCGGAATATGGTAGAAAGGGCTATGAAATACATAATATAATCCCTGCGCAAGTAACTGATCTGTCATATGAGCCAGCTCATGCACGCATGATCTTGTATTTGGCACTGGGTATCGTTCATACGCTAATGTCTCCGCGAGATGAGTTTTACAATGTAACGCGCCAAACATTGCGTCATGGCTGATTTTATTTGGGATTTCTGAATCTTTTATACGTATCACCTGATTATCATCTAGAGAGTCTATTTCATCTAACATACGGTGGGAGTCGACGTTCTCTCTCTCTCTACGAGCGTATTCGTGCATCGCCAATCTTAGATGAGAGGGAGCAACGCATACTTCATCTGGCTCACTTATCCTATTACGAATGGTGTCAAACACATCATCTTTATGTCCGACCGCAATCGCTTTGCGCTCCACTTCGTCCGTAATCCGCCAACGTTCGCAGACGTCCGCTCTACTGCATGTTACAGTCTCAATCCTCTTCGCAGTCTCAATTACTATGTCATAGGCATCAAATAACTCTTTCTTATCTTCGGGCACTTTTTCCGTTACCGCGATCGTTAACTCAGAAGCCATCCTCGCAGAATTTAAC